AAAAAGAAATGCGACAGTTTAAAAAAGAAGCTGCTAAAAACTTTTTTGGTGTTATGGGGTTAACAACTGTAATTGGAGGTTTAACTGCTGGGTTCCCATTGTATACTGCTATGGCTACTTTAATAGAAACTATATCTCAAATAGACGATGAAGATGAACCGTACGAGCCTATATATGATTTTGATACGTGGTTTTATAATTGGATGACCACAGAAATGGGTCTAAACAATAGAGTAGCGGCTGCAGTTATAAGGGGAGTTCCTGCAGAGTATGCGGGTTTAGGACTTTCAGACAGAGTGAGTTTAGATATTTTAAAATTATGGTTTAGAGATGGGCTTGATAAAGGAGATTCCGAAAATTATTTGCAGTCTTTAATAATAAACAATTTAGGGCCTACTGTAAGCATAGGCTTAAATTTAGGTAAAGCTAGTAATTTTTTAAGGGATGGTGAATGGTATAGAGCCGTGGAAGTCTTAGCTCCCGCCATAGTTAAAAGCCCAATGATGTCAGCAAGGTATGCAGAAGAAGGAGCTAAAACTAGATCTGGAGAATTTTATGTAAAACCGAAAGATTTGACTGAGGTTGATTTGCTAATACGAGCTTTAGGTTTTGCTCCAGAAAAGGTATTGCGTGAACAAAAAGCTATGATAAAAAGAAAAGAAGTACAATCAAAAGCGCAGCAAGAAAAAACACGTATACACAAAAGTTTATATCTTGCCGCTGGGAATGGAGACTTGTTAGAGGTTAACAGGATTATAGAAAAAGCTAAAAGGTTTAATAAAAAGTATCCCAGCGACCCTATAACACCCGACAGTATTTACAACTCTATATCTGGTAAAACTAGAAGCTTAGTAGAAAAAGGAGCGTTCGGAGGTGTAAATAAAAAATACTTCTTGATACTTCAAGATAAGGTAAAAGCTTTAGGATCAGATGAATAAATACCCATTAGTATCTGGTATGAAAGAAAAGACTAGACCGCCTTTGGTTCTAGTAACTTGGTATGATGCAGAACATGAGTTTGGATGGAAAGACGGCAACACAAACATAGAACCTATAAACCTTCCGTTAGTTTATAGCATTGGTTGGTTTATATATTCTAACAAACACGGTGTCAAAATATGTCAAACCTGGACGGTGGATAATCATGCACAGACACTTGTAATACCAAAGAACATGATTGAGAAAGTAGAAGAGATATGGCCCGAAAAAGAAATAGTAAAGGTCAATACCAAAAGTATGGCAAAGCCCACTATGAAAAGAACAAAAAAGCCTACATTGAAAAAGCCAAGAAAAACAAAGCAATAGAAAAACAAAAATGGGTGGCATTTAAAGCCACCTTGTCATGTACTCAGTGTGGAGAAGACCACCCTGCAGCCTTAGATTTTCATCATGTAGTAAAAAACAAAAACAATATTAAACTACATAGTCTAGTAAAAGACGGTCGGTTTAAAAAAGCATATGAAGAAATAAAAAAATGTGTAGTGCTATGCGCTAATTGTCATAGAAAGTTGCATTATGAAGAGCATAAAAAAAGCCCCACGTTGCGTGGGGCAAGAAAGGAAAGTACATGTCAAGATCATTATACTACTCAATCCTCCAAAAACGCAAGCCCCTCAGCTTGTTTTCTATTACAGACCTACAAACGACCTTGTATTTAAACCTTTTTGCCTCTGTTTTAACCACCGACTCTGCATCTTTAGTGTCGGTACAAGGTAAAAAGAAGGACCACCCTACCTTTACCGTATTCCAGTTAATCTTGTACGTCACTCCCTGTATCTTCATTCTTTAGTTCTTCTATATATTCTGTTATGTCAATAAATCCTGATATAGTGCAATCAAACTCATAGCAAGCTACAGCAGGAGT